CAGATCAAGTCGCCGTGATCGGCAGCGCGATACTGTTCTATGTCGCGCTTGAACGTCAGACCAAGCTCCTCATGCAACAGCTTTGCAAGCTCACGCTCGAAGCTGGCTCCCTTATTGCGCGAGTTAACCATCGCGCTTTGCCAAGCTGCGCAGCGTTTGTGCCGCAATGTCACTGTCGCCCAGAGCCGCAATGCGTCGATCCAGAGCCTGCTCTAGCAGTTCATCGGCCAAGCTGGACATTGATCTGTGCGATGACACGTCAAGAACGAAGCGCAGCTTGTCAACTGTTTCGTTTCTCAATCTTAATTGTTGCTGTTTAATCCCAGACATTACCTAGCCTTTTCAATGGTTTGTAAAATAATTGCAAAAATATACACAACAACACTTGTACCACATTGCAACAATTGTTATATAGTTATTATATCGCTAGTAAATAAAGGGAGATAGAGATGGACAACTTTCAAGCCGAGCAACTGTTTACAGTATTCATCAACACAATTATGGAAAAGTGCGCTGAAGAGTTAGGCATTACTGTTGACGCTCTTAAACAGGCTTATGTCAATAATGCTGATGTGCGCAAAGACTTGGATGGCATCTTTCAGCGTCACATTGATGCGCTTTAGGGGGAACCAATGACCACATATATCGCTTATTATCGTGTATCAACCCAACGCCAAGGCCAGTCAGGTCTTGGCCTCGAGGCGCAACGCGCAGCCGTCGCCGGTTACAGCATCATCGGCGAGTACACAGAAGTGGAGAGCGGCAAGAAAGCCCAGCGCCCGCAGCTTGCCGCTGCACTGGCAGAGGCCAAGCGCACTGGCGCGACACTGCTGATTGCCAAGCTCGATCGACTAGCGCGCAATGTTCATTTCATTACCGGCTTGCTTGAAGCTAACGTGCCGATCCTCTGCGCCGATATGCCGGAGGCCGACCGCACGTTCTTGCAGATGGCTGCTGTCTTTGCCGAGTGGGAAGGCCGCAAGATCAGCGAGCGCACCAAGGCCGCACTGGCTGCTGCCAAGGCGCGCGGCGTCAAGCTCGGCTCGCCCAACCCATCCGCTGCTGGCCGTGCGTCAGCGGCCAAGCGCGTGGCGCGTACCAATGTCGTTGCCAAGCAGGCAATGCCAATCGTCTCGGTGCTGCGTGAGGCTGGTGCCTCACTACGCACCATCGCCGCCAAGCTCAATGAAGCTGGCATCCCCACCGCACTAGGTGGTAACTGGCACGCATCCAGCGTGCGTAATCTAATGGGAGCAAACTAATGGGGTTTGAGGATGACCCGCAGGCGCAGTCTGCGGATTTGCTGGGCAGCTTTAAGAAGGCTGATCCATTTACCTTTGAAAATAAACTCGGCGGTTCGTCCGGGCTAAACCTTGGCGAGCCACCTATCACACGCAGCCAGAAGGCTTGGCGCAAGAAAAAGGAAAGTGTGCGCTTTGGTACGTTTAGCAGAAAGGGGAAAGCTAATGCTTAAAGATACAATCGGGATGCTTTTGTTAATGGCCTTTGGGCTGGCGTTCTTCACAAACATAGTCAGCAATGACTATAACTTCTGGGCTTTAATGGTTCGCTTTGGGGGTGCGGGATGATTATTTATGTTGCGACCAATACGGTCAACGGTATGCAGTATGTTGGTATAACCCGGCGCAAAGATATTACGCGCCGGATTACCGAACACTTCCTTCAAGCAAAGTCCAAGAAGCCCACAGCAGGGTCTTTTCAAGAAGCTATCTTGGAATATGGCGAAAACAACATAAAATTTAAAATAATAGACAAGGTGGAAACACTAAGCCAATTAGACCGCGCAGAACGGCACTGGATAGCCGAATTAAATACAATGCGGCCGCACGGATACAACATAGCCTCTGGTGGCATATCCACAAATCCGCATTGGATGTTTAACAACAAGCTGTATGAAGTAGACGGTAAAAAATACTATGGGATGCAAGCACTGGCCGATGCCTACGGCGCAAGCGCACATAATTTGCGATGGCGTATTCTGCGATCCCCAGAGCCGTGGACAATCAAACAAGCACTAGGCCTTGAAAATCCACCGCCGCTTGACCCACTCCGTAATTTTAATGAAGTTACGGTGAACGGCAAAACGTTTAAATCTTGTGCCGCAGCCGCCAGAAAATACGGAATAGATATTATAAAATTTCGTCATCGCTTATGGAAAGGTTGGTCTCCCGAAGAGGCGCTCGAAATACAGCCTCGTGAAAAACCCTTCACTGATCCGCAAGCAAAAATAGTAACCGTGCAAGGCAAAACTTTCCGTAGCATAAAAAAAGCCGCAGAACATTATGGCGTCAATTATCAAAACGTTTGGAATAGAATGAATGTCTTTGGGTGGACGGCGGAACAAGCTTTATTGCTCGAACCACGAAAAACAAATCACCAACCCCCACAAAGTATAGCTGGTTATCCAACAATAACAGCGGCTGCGAAAGCGCACGGCATCAAGCAGCAAACATTATCTAGAAGACTGCGAACAGGTTGGACAATAGAGCAGGCTCTAAAAATACAGCCTCAAATAGGAAGTAATCAAAATCTTAGAAAATCACAAGGAGTAATGTAATGGTCGGAAAATTAACAAGCGATTTCGAGTTGAGCGCGTCACGCATACCCGCACTACTGAACGCATCGCCGTGGCAAACCCGCAATGAATTGCTGGCTGAGATGATCAAGCTGGATGAGGGTGGCGACAAAGAATGGTTTGATCAAAACCAAGCGATGTATTGGGGTGATACCCTAGAGCCTGTCATATTGCGGGAAGCCGCCAAGCGTCTCGGCCTGACCAATGTTGAGATTGACATTGACAAGCCATACCATCACGACCACTTGCCCTTTGCGGCCAGCCTAGACGGCACTGGCGTAGGCAACAAGCCGGTCAAGGCAGACTGGGCTAATGGCATCTATGTGCCGCAGGGTGGGATTGTCGAGATGGCAGGCCAAGGCGTCCTTGAGGCCAAGCTGACTAGCGCACGGCCAGAGGAAATACCAGCGCCGCACAGAGGCCCATTGCAATTGCAGGCTCAGATGATGTGTACTGGCCTGTCGTGGGGCTGTGTTGCCGTGCTATACCAAGGCACAGAACTGCGGCTGTTTGTTTACCGCGCCGATGAGGTGGTGCAAAACCGCATCCGCGAGGCCATCATCGACTTTGAAAACCGCAGAAAAAATATTGACTGGTATCCTGTTACGTCACCAGAGGACGGCGCTGTTGCCTACAGTCGGGTCGATGATGACGCGCCGCCCATCGAACTTGAGGGCGACGACGCAATGTGGGTCGACCATTTGATGACGGCCAAGGCCAACAAGGCGATGGCCGAGCGTGAAATCGAAATAGCTACTTCAGCTATTATGGACAAGATGGGCAGCCACGACACAGCCTTTGCATCGGTGGGCAATCGCCGGGTGCAGGTCAAGTGGCCTACCCGCAAGATGCGGGCGCAGCCCGAAAAGGTCGTGCCAGCAAAGCCTGAGACTGTCATGCGCCAAAAAACTTTAACGCTAAAGGAGATTGACTGATGGCTAAACAGAACGGCCCAAGGCGCAAGGAAAGCTCGTGGCGGCCTATTGTGGACGCGATAGCTGCCTACCAGCGGCACAATGGTTACTCGCCGTCTATGAGCGAATTATGCTACATAACAGGCAGATCACATACGACCATTAGGTTTCACATTAACAGGCTATGCGAGGATGGCATTTTGACTAGGACACCCGGCAAGATGCGATCAATAAAGATCGTCGAATAGATAAGGGGGCGAAAGCCCCTTTATTTTGTTAGGCCTTTTACTTTCTCTACAGTTCTAAGACCACCAAGCCCAAGCATACCTAAGAGTACAGTCATCAGACTATCCATATCAAACGCTGGTAACTCAGGCGCTTCCACGCCAGCATAAGAAAAACCAAAGATAGTTATTGGAGCTAAAACAAAGTGCCAGATCATCGCAAAGCTCAGGCCCCAGCCGAGGAATGGCCGCCAACCCGCCACAAAAATACTGCGATGCTGCGCTTCCATCTTGTTAATTTCTAGCTGACCCTTAGCAAGCTCTTGCGCGTGGTTCTGTGCCATTGTGGCGACCTCGTGCGCGAGCTTTGCCTTCTGATCCTTGTCCTCAATGAACTTATCTAGCAGGCCAGTCACTGGCCCAATTAGTGCTTGTATCATTTACTTACCCTCGTGGCTCATCCAGACGGCAAAGGCACCAGTGGCCGCGCCGACTATCGTTGAAACAAAAGCGGTTTGCTGCGTGGTGGCAGCAGTACCCAAACCCATAAACCAG